TGTTGTATCTGGTAACCTTGTAGTAAACGGTTCTCTTGTATATGCTAACGTGACTATCGGTCAAGGCGGGGTTCTTCTGATTGCAGATCAGCAGCCACTCGGTAATACTTCAAACCGTTTCAATGCTTTCGTATTTAATACGACATCTTATGGAACACTACGACCAGATGCAAACGGTGGTGCACTTGGTACTACGACTGCTCGCTTTGATGTCTTTGCAAACAATATCACCGTTACAAATACGGTGAATTTCCCGAGTGGAGCAGGCGTTAACTCGTCGCTCTATACTGGTACAGCAAGCAATGCTAACACCGTATACAATATCTCGGCGAATGGTATCGTAGTCAGAACTGGTACAGGAACAGGTACTACGGTATCGATTGCTTCTACGAACGGCATTAGCGTAACAAACGGCAACGGCGTTTCTGGAAATCCTACGATTAGTTTTGTAGCGAATGCTGGTTTAACAGTAAACGCGGCAGGCGTATTTGTTGATGCATCTGCTATTACTGTCGGTACACTTCCTACATCTCGGGGCGGTACAGGCGGATCGATCAATAACCTTCTACCTACACAATCTGCTGGAACAACAGGTTTCGTCCTTGCATCAAGTGGAGCGACAGCTAACTTGGTGTGGACGCAACTTGCTGGACCTCAAGGTGCGCAAGGTGCAACTGGTGCTCAAGGTGCACAAGGATCTACCGGTTCTCAAGGACCAACTGGTGCTCAAGGCGCAGCTTCGACAGTTCCTGGTCCACAAGGCGCGCAAGGAATAACTGGTTCCCAGGGTCCACAGGGAACAACTGGTTCTCAAGGACCACAAGGACCTTCGGTTCAAGGACCGACGGGACCACAAGGTGCACAAGGAATTATCGGACCTCAGGGACCGCAAGGAACAACTGGTGCTCAAGGTGCTGCTTCAACCGTTGCCGGTCCTCAAGGCGCCCAAGGTTTGCAAGGTATCCAAGGACCACAGGGACCGCAAGGCCTTACAGGTGCACAAGGTGCAGCATCTTCAGTTGCTGGTCCTCAAGGTGCTCAAGGATTACAAGGCGCTCAAGGTGCAACTGGTCCTCAAGGATCTCCTGGAATAAACGGAGCACAAGGTGCAACTGGTGCTCAAGGCGCGGCAGGTTCAAGTATAACAGGTGCTCAAGGTGCAACCGGACCACAAGGTGCCCAAGGAAGTGCATCTGGTGCTGTCGCGCCTATTCTAAGACACGTCACCGCAGGATTTACAAGTGGCGGCCAAGTTTTTGTAACAGCGACTCAACCTACTGCTTCAGCGGCTGGTGATATCTGGATTGACACTGCAGGAACTACAGGATATACACAAAGTCTCTCGTCAAATGGATGGACTAAGTTGCCAAACGGAGCAATTATTCAGTGGGGAACAGTAACTGTTACTCCAAATACTACAGGATCTGGATCATTTCCAACATCGTTCACCGCGGTTGCCCGAGCTGTGATGAATGGCGTAGGAGATACAGGCGTATTTGGACAGGCTTCTAAAGGTGCAACCATTTTTAGTGTATCAACAACTGGTTTCAGTTGGTTTAACGGAGATGAAAGTTCTCATACCGGTTACTGGTTAGCAATGGGATATTAATAAAATGACAATTTACTACAGCCCAACAACAAAAGGTTTTTACGATACTGATTTTGGGTATCCGTCATTGCCGCAAGATATTGTTGAAATTACCGCAGAGCAACACCAGCAGTTTCTCCATGGTATGAATATGCAAAATAAAGAATTGGTTTTATCACAAGGAAATCTTGTTTTGCAAGATCGAGTCGTGGTAATTACTTGGGAACAAATTAGATCGAAAAGAAATAATCTTCTAGCTTTATCTGACTATACTCAAATGGCAGATTGGCCTGGAGATAAAACTGCTTGGGCTACATATCGTCAAACTTTAAGAGATCTTCCTCAGACTTATACAAATGCAGCAGACGTTGTTTGGCCATCTAAGCCAGGAGAATAATAAGTGCCGCTAACGTTCCTATCTGCTAAACCTGTTAAATATTGGAACGGCTCGTCGTGGGTCGGGAGCCAAGATTTTGCCGCCGTTAAAATGTGGAATGGATCTACGTGGCAATATGTAGGAATACGTCCGTATGCAGATGTAGCCTTAGTTACTTTTAGTCCCGTGGGCGGCACAATATCATCTCCGACTTTTGACACTGCCGAAGCGTATGGTTCCCAAGCAGGTTATACTATCACAGCTTCTTCAAGCGTAGTTTGGACTTATACTGGAGGAGATGGATTTAGTGGATACGCCAGTGTTGCAAGTGGAGGAAGTGCTTCATCAATTGAACTTGTAGCAGCTTATACAGGTGGTTTCAATGAACAAACGTTTAACGTATCAGCATCAAATGGTGCAGAAACTAAATATTGGGTGATAACTGTAACATCTTATAGTTTTGAATAAACATAGCGGAAGAATTAAATGGCACTGAAAGCAAATATCATTATCGATCAAGGCACTTCATTTGCTACGTCTATTGATGTGACTGATGAAAATGGTAACATCGTAAATCTTACAGGATTTACAGGTGCCGCTCAGATGCGTAAGCATTATACTTCGACCGCTCAAACCGCATTTACAGTTTCGATTACTGCTGTGACTGGCGTCGTCGCTCTTTCGATGTCGGCAAATACCACAAATGGCCTTACAGCCGGAAGATACGTATATGACTGTGAGTTGACTGATGGCAGCGGAACAGTTTCTCGTCTTGTTGAAGGTATCGTCACAGTTACACCAGGAGTTACAAGATAATGGCAGGTGCATCTCGTTTAGTCGCTACAATTACAAATAACAACGGCAGATTATCATCTGCTGGTCCTATTACTCTGAAAAATCAAATTCAAGAAATACGAAGTATTGAAAACATACTCGACGTCAGCGTCGTTGAAGCCGCCAATGGCGCTACATTAATCTACAATTCTCAAAATGATAAATATGAGGTGAGACAACTGTCATTCGCGGATCTAGCAGTAGATCTCGACGGCGGATCATTTTAACCTAAAAGGAATAGCCAAATGGCAGACAATTTAATTCAAATTAAAAGGTCGTTAACGACAGCTGATGCGCCAACATTAGCTAACGGTGAATTAGCGTTTACAGCAAATGGCGATCACTTATTTATTGGTTCGAATGGTGCTTCGATCACCATTGCCGGTAAATTTAATCCTGGTATACTGACCGCCAACCAAGCACTCGTTGCGAATGGTACCTCTGGTATCGACAAGATTATTGTTGCTAACGCTGTTGTGACAACAGTTACAGCCAATGGTTCGACGGGTACCAACGGACAAGTACTGAGTTCAAATGGAACAGCCGCTTATTGGGAAACTCCTACTTCTGGCGTATCTGGTTCAAATACACAAGTTCAATTTAATAATTCTGGCGCATTAGCCGGAGACGCAGACTTTACGTTTGATAATACCAATAATAAACTGTCTGTTGCCGGCGGCGTTCTTGCTGGCTCTGGCGGTAACTTCGTCGTTGGTTCTAATTCTTTTGTTGCGAATGCCACCGGTGTATTCTCTACAGGCACCGTGAACGCAGCGATTGTGAGTGTTGGTACGGCGTTCGTAGCAAATGCCACACAGATCAATATTGGAACTAACGTTGCTCTTAATGCAAATGGCACAAATGGTACTGCAGGACAAGTTCTTGCATCGAACGGAACAGCTGTATACTGGGTAACACCTCAAGATGGTGATATTACATCAGTCGTAGCCGGTTCTGGTCTTACTGGTGGCGGTACATCTGGCGAGGTAACTCTTGATGTTGGTGCTGGTAACGGTATCAGCGTCTCTGCAGACGCGATTGCTGTAGTTGCAAATAGCGGTCTTGCTTCAAATACCTCAGGCGTACACGTTATTGCAAATAACGGTCTATCTGCAAACGCAACAGGCGTTTTTGTTGTTGCCGGAGCTGGTATTGCTTCGAACGCAACAGGTGTGCATGTCGTATCTGGTAACGGTACGATTGTTTCGAATACCTCGGGCGTTTATGTCAATGCTGCTGCACTTTCAATTGCCACATCGCAACTTTCAGGCGACGTTGCTCTTGGTTCGGGTACATCAGGCGACTATGTTGCTACTATCACAGCTGGTAACGGTATTTCTGGATCCTCATCTGGTGAAGGTGGTGCAGCCACGATTGCTGTTGTAGCAAACAACGGTATTGTATCGAATACTTCAGGCGTCTTTGCCAAAGCTGCTAACGGTATTTCTGTTGATGGCGCTGGTATCAACGTTGTTGGCGGTGATGGTCTTACAGCTAACGCGACTGGAGTTCATGTTGGTGCTGCTAACGGTATTAATGTCACTGCAGATGCAGTTGGCCTTACCACTGGTTCAACACTCACGGTCAACTCTGCTGGACTCCATGTTAATACTGCACTCTCGATTACAGATCTTTCTCTTTCCGGAAATCTGACTGTTCTCGGTACGCTTTCGACAATCGATACTACCAACCTGACAGTCCAAGATTCGCTGATCGAGCTTGCAAACGGAAACGCAACAACCGACATTCTTGATATCGGTCTTTATGGTCAATACGGTGCCACTGGAGCTAAATATACCGGTCTTTTCCGTGATGCTACAGATGGCGTTTATAAGCTCTTTGCTGGTTCTCAAACAGAACCTACAACAACTGTAGACACTGCAGCAGCCGGTTATACTACTGCTACATTACAAGCATTCCTAAACTCTGGTGGTTTGGTTTCGAACGCGACTAACGTTACTCTTACTGCGAACTCGACACTCGCGGTTGGTATCACAGCGAATACATTGAGTCTTTCGACTGCACTGCCTGGAACAAGCGGTGGTACTGGACTCGCGACTGTTACTGCAGAAGACATTTTAGTTGCTAACTCTTCGAACGGTTTTAGAAAATTAGCTGTTGGCTCTACTGGATTCGTGCTTCAGTCTAACGGTACAGCAGTTGTATACGCAACCCTCGACGGCGGGACATTCTAATTTATGGAAGCTGAATTTGTAAATGAGTACATCAATCGATTACTCGCGAGTGTACATGATCTTACAAGTAAGAACATCATGCTAGAAACAAGACTGGTCATGGCCGATAAAACCATGACCAGTCTTCAAGCAAAAATTGTTGATCTTGAAAAGCTTGGAAATAAAAATAAAAAAGCTGAAGATACTTCTGTATAAATAGAATATTAGGGGTTACATAACCGCTTCGTTGCTCTATATAGAGGTTGAGAATGGCAAATAAATTTCAATTTAAGCGCACGACAATTTCTGGTCGTACAGCTAATACTACTGACGTAGCAAATTCCGGCTTTATTGATAACGGTGAATTTGCAGTCAACCTAACTGACCGTAAAGTCTTCTCTTCAGATGCTGCGAATGCCATCTTTGAAGTTGGTTCAAATCTCTCTTCTCTCGCTGTCACTACGATCGTAGCCAACGGATCTTCTGGATCCAACGGCCAAGTTCTTTCATCGAATGGAACAGGAGTTTATTGGGGCTCAGGCGGTACGGCAAATGCTGCTACCATGAATACCTATACGTTTACTGTCACATCGAATACCACGGTGTTTACAGGATTAGACGACACATCAAACACATTCGTATATACTTTAGGGCTTGAAAGCGTCTTCATTAATGGTTCGCGTCAGATTGCGGCCGTTGACTATAACACGACAAATACCACGGTCTTAACGCTTACATCGAATGCGATTGCTGGTGATATTGTTCAAGTTACAACTTTAAATGGTGCTTCACTTACTCTCGGATCTCAAGGCGCTCAAGGTGCTCAAGGTGCAACCGGTGCACAAGGTGCTCAAGGCACAACGGGTGCTCAAGGCGCTCAAGGTGTTGCTGGCGCTCAAGGTGTTCAAGGCGCAACTGGCGCAACTGGTGCTCAAGGCACAACGGGTGATCAAGGTGCTCAAGGTGTTGCTGGCGCTCAAGGTGTTCAAGGCGCAACTGGCGCAACTGGTGCTCAAGGTGTTGCCGGCGCTCAAGGTGTTCAAGGCGCAACTGGCGCAACTGGTGCTCAAGGTGTTGCTGGACCTCAAGGTGTTACTGGTGCTCAAGGCGCTCAAGGTGCTCAAGGTGCCACCGGTGGAGGTGTAACCTCAGTCGCCACGGCTAATGGACTTTCTGGTGGAACGATTACAACTAGTGGTACAATTGGAGTAACTGCTGGGCCAACACTTACGGTCAATACGACTGGTATTCATGTGAATTCCACATTATCAATCGCCGATCTTACACTCTCGGGTAACCTGACAGTTTCCGGTACAAGAACTTACGTGAACACCACAACACTCGACGTTGGTGATAATATTGTTACGCTGAATGCAGATCTTGGAGCTAATCCTCCTACTGAGAATGCTGGCTTCGAGATCATGCGCGGGACGTCTGCCAACGTTCAGTTCGTCTGGGATGAAACAAATGATCGCTGGTCTACAAACAGTCAACCACTTGCTGTTTCGTCTCTTGTAGCCGCAGGTGCTGCATCTGGAATTACCACCCTTGCTGCCGGTAATACTACGATCACTGGTTTTGCCAACGTAACCTCGACGCTACAAGTAGCTGGTATTACTACTCTTAATGCCAACGTTGCAATGGCAAATAATGTGTTAAGTAATCCTAAGCTTGCTTCATACAAAGAAGCAGTTGTTGCCAATACTATAACAACAACTACTCACACTGTAGATTTATCACTATCCAACGTATTCGATTTGACATTGGCCAACGCGTCTATTACAATTACATTTTCAAATCCTCCTGCATCGGGCAATGCATACAGTTTCACACTTCATTGTAAACAAGACGCCACGGGATCGAGAATAATCACGTGGCCGGCTTCTGTTAAATATCCGAATGCTTCGACACCGACGATGTCAACTGGTGCAAATAAAATCGATGTCTTCAGTTTCTTTACCCTCGACGGAGGTACAACATATCTCGGTGCCTTATCTCTTGCAAATACAGGTTAATAAGAAGGTTATACGATGCCATTAAATGTATTTAGAGCTTCAGGTAAGGCTGCTCCAGCCACACAAGTATTCAATGCCCCCGCAACATTCGTCGTTCCTGCAGGCGTATATTCTATAGATATATCTGGTCGTGGCGGCAATGGAAACGCTGGTAATGCAGGCAATCCTGGTACTGCTGGCAATGCTGGTAATCCTGGAAATAATGGGGCCGCAGGAACTGGTGGTGCTGGTGGTACAGCTGGGACATCTGGCAATCCTGGCGCATCAGGAAATGCTGGCACAAACGGGGCCGGCGGAGCTGGCGGTGCTGGTGGTACAGCTGGAACATCTGGAAATCCCGGCGCATCAGGAAATGCTGGCACAAACGGTGCTGGCGGCCCAGGAGGAGCCGGAGGTGCTGCAGGGAATGCTGGGAATCCAGGTGCCACTGGCAATGCAGGTACGAATGGTGCTGGCGGAGCTGGCGGTGCTGGTGGTACTGCTGGAAATGCTGGAGCGACAGGAAACTCCGGCAATCCCGGTACTAATGGTGCCGGTGGTGCAGGCGGTGCTGCTGGTAATGCTGGGAATCCAGGTGCCACTGGCAATGCTGGTAACCCAGGAACAAATGGCGCCGGCGGTGCTGGCGGTGCTGCTGGTAATGCTGGGAATCCAGGTGCCACAGGAAACTCTGGTAATCCTGGTACCAATGGTGCCGGCGGTGCTGGCGGTGCAAGAGGAAATGCTGGGAATCCAGGTGCCACAGGAAACTCTGGAAATCCAGGAAATAATGGTGCCGGCGGTGCTGGTGGCACTGGCGGTAGCGCAGGTACGGGAGGAGGCGGCGGACAAGGTTCAGCCCGACCTTGCGGTGGCGGAGCCGGTAGCGGTGGTAGTCCGGGCGGTGGCTGCGGTTGTTTTGGCACCCCATTTGCGCCTTGTTCTGCCCCCGGCGGCGCCGGAGGCTCTCCTGGCGGAGGAAATGGTGGCTTTGGTGGAAGCGCAAATCTTGGGGGGTGCGTTTGCGGCGGCGGCGGTGGCGGCGGCGGAGGCGGCGGTAGCGGAGTGACTGGTAATTCAGGGAGTGCAGGTGGTGCGGGTGCCAATGGAAGTGCTGGAAATACTGGAGCCGCAGGATCAGGGGCAACTGCTGGAGCAGCAGGAAGTCCCGGTGGAGCTGGGGCCAATGGAAATGCTGGAAATACTGGAGCAGCAGGAACTGGAGCAAACGCTGGAGCAGCAGGAAGTCCTGGTGGAGCTGGTGCCAATGGTAATGCCGGCACAACAGGGGCGGCTGGAACTGGAGCAAACGCCGGAGCAGCAGGAAGTCCTGGCGGTGCCGGTGCTAATGGTAATGCCGGCACAACAGGGGCCGCAGGTACAGGGGCAACTGCTGGAGCAGCAGGAAATCCAGGTAATGCAGGCGCAGCAGGAAATACTGGAGCAAATGGTAATGCAGGAACAGGGGCAACCGCTGGATCTACTGGCAATCCAGGTAATGCCGGCGCAGCAGGAAATCCAGGTGCAAATGGTAATGCCGGCACTGGAGCTAATCCAGGGGCAGCAGGGAGCCCTGGAAATGCCGGAGCAGCAGGAAATACTGGAGCAAATGGTAATGCTGGCACTGGAGCTAATCCAGGAGCAGCAGGAAATCCAGGCGGTGCCGGAGCTGCTGGTAATGCTGGGACTGGCGCAGCAAACGGAAATCCGGGATCAAGTGGAAACCCAGGCAACGTTTCAACGTTTGGTTCCTTAGCTAATTTTCCAGGTGGAACCGGTGGTACTGGTGGGGCTGGAGGAAATGCTACAAACGGAGCAGCTGGCTCGGCCGGAACTTCTGGAAATCCAGGTGGATCAGGCAATCCCGGAAATAATGGGGCTGCAGGAACTGGCGGTGCTGGTGGTACAGCTGGGACATCTGGTGGTATTGGAGGAACAGGCAATCCCGGTAATAATGGAGCTGCTGGTACAGGCGGCGCCGGAGGATCGGCCGGTACTTCCGGAGGTATTGGAGGAACAGGCAATCCCGGTAATAATGGAGCTGCAGGAACTGGTGGTGCTGGTGGTACAGCTGGGACATCTGGTGGTATTGGAGGAACAGGCAATCCTGGCACCAATGGGGCTGGTGGTGCAGGAGGAGCTGGTGGTAATGCTGGTAATCCAGGAGCCACTGGTAATGCCGGCAATCCAGGAAATAACGGTGCTGGTGGTGCAGGCGGTGCTGCTGGTAATGCTGGTAATCCAGGAGCCACTGGCAATGCTGGTAATCCAGGAAATAACGGTGCTGGTGGTGCAGGCGGTGCAAGAGGAAATGCTGGGAATCCAGGAGCCACTGGCAATGCTGGTAACCCAGGAACAAATGGCGCCGGTGGTGCAGGAGGAGCTGGTGGTACGGCGGGTAACTCCGGATCTCCTGGCAACGCTGGTGTAGGCGGAGGCGGCGGAGGCGGCGGAGGCGGAGGCGGAGCATCGGGTTGGACTTTAAAGCAAGGTGGTAGCGGCGCCGGCAATGCTGGTACCGCGGGTAATTCAGGCAACATAAGTGGTGCTACTAACGGCAACGGCGGCGCAGGCGGCAATGGAGGACTTCTTTCGGGCGCTGCCGGTGGTTCAGGTAATGCAGGAACACCAGGCAGCGCAGGAAATACAGGAGCCGCAGGAACTGGAGCAAACGCTGGAGCAGCAGGAAGTCCTGGTAATGCAGGCGCCAATGGAAGTGCTGGAAATACTGGGGCCGCAGGAACTGGAGCAAACGCTGGAGCAGCAGGAAGTCCTGGTAATGCCGGCGCTGCAGGAAGCGCTGGTACAACAGGAGCGGCAGGAACTGGAGCAAATCCAGGAGCAGCAGGAAGTCCAGGCGGTGCAGGAGCCAACGGAAATGCTGGTACAACAGGAGCGGCAGGAACTGGAGCAAATCCAGGAGCAGCAGGAAGTCCTGGTAATGCCGGCGCTGCAGGAAATGCCGGAGCGACTGGCAATGCAGGAACTGGAGCTACAAATGGTGCAGCTGGAAATCCAGGAGGTGCAGGAGCAGCAGGAAATGCTGGAGCGACTGGCAATGCAGGAACTGGAGCTACAAATGGTGCGGCTGGAAACCCAGGCGGTGCCGGAGCTGCTGGTAATGCTGGCACAACAGGAGCAGCTGGAACTGGAGCTACAAATGGTGCGGCTGGAAATCCAGGAGGCGCAGGAGCAGCAGGAAATACTGGCACAGCAGGTAGTGCTGGAACTGGAGCGACCGCCGGAACAGCCGGCACATCAAATCCTGGAGCATCAGGAAACGCTGGTAATATTGGTACTACGACAAATTCAGTATCAGTAAAAGTATACCCATATCAAATAGTTTCTATAAATATTGGAACAGGCAGCGCTAATGGTACGATGAGTGTAACATTTTAGCACAAATAACAAAAAGGAAACAATACATGCTAGTAGGAATTAAAGACGTTTATCTTTATACTGGTTTGACTACGACAGGTGGCAACGACTCTGCTGCAGCCTATCAGTGGCTACAGGATAATAACATTGAGTTTACTCATTTATCATACAACGATAGTAGTCAATACGAATCTGTATTCAATGCTCTAAATACATGGGATATTGGAGAATTTACTGATTTTCCATTTGTCATCTACGATGAAAAACATGACGATTTTACCGCAGTCAAACAAGCATTGATTGGCTTAGATGCCATCACAGAGAGCAACTTAGTCGAACTAGCAGCCCTGTAATTTACATATATATAATAGAGTCATTCATTTGGAACATGTTAACATACAAAGAATGGCATTGGTAATGCGTTGCTATGACAAACTTCCACCACATCTCAGAATATGGATCTCAAGCTTACATTTTAGTTTGCATGATGATCATATTCTGAGAGGTGCGAGCGACGTCGAGCAATGTAAAAAATTTATTGAATCTGGTGGAATACACTATGAAAAACCTGGAAATGGACAAAATTGATGTTTTCGTTTTTTGAAAAGAATGAGCCTAAACTAGAATTTCTTTGCTATGATGATGATTTAGGAAATATACCAGAACCTTATCCTGCCCGCAAACTGATACCAGAATGGTATAAAGCTTTGCCAATGAAGAAGGATGTAGGCTTTGATCAATCTACTCTCAAAAGATGCCCACCTTTTCTTGATGCGATGATCACGGGTTGGATTATTCCACTCGTTGCTGATGTTGAAATCACTTCGAATGAAGATTGTTCGTTCATTGAATACAACAGCAAATATCCGAGAGCAATGATCGAGAATCATTTACAGTGGCAAGTAACATCTGACAAATGCCCCGCTCCACATTTACCAAAACCTCCAATTAAATTCATGAACTGGTGGGCAATCAACTGCCCGAAAGGATACTCACTGTTGTTTGTTCCACCATTAAATAGACCTGATCCAAGATTTACTTGTTTTTCGGGTATGGTAGACTGCGATGGTTATTTTGAGTTTATTAACTTTCCATTTGTTTGGAACGAACCCAATTTTAAAGGTATTCTACCTGCTGGTACACCGTTAATGCAGGTTATTCCAATTAAAAGAGATACTTTGTTTTCGAAAAATGTATGTAGAGCATTCAATGAAACTGAACTGAAAGCACTCAAAGGTACACGTAGAAAGCTTCAAAGTCATGAATCCCATTATCGAGATAATATTTGGGAGCGTAAATAATGGCAGTATATCAAATAGCTCCTTCTCCATCGTTAGGTATACCAGAAATTTCTTTTGCATCATGGCGTGATGGTTTTACTGAAGAAGAGATCGATAAAATAGTTAGTATTGGTGATAGTCTCACGATCAAATCTGCTAGTGTTGGACCTGATAGTAAAGTTGAAGAAGCAGTTAGATCATCTAAAATAGGTTGGATAAATCTTACGCCCGAGACTAATTTTATATATGATAGAATTGCTTTCATAGCAAGACAACTGAACGGTGAATTCTTCAATCTAGATATATGGGGATTTGTAGAGGACTTTCAGTATACTATATACGATGGAAAAGACGATCATTATACGTGGCATCTTGACAGAGGTGGAAATGCAACGAATGCGCCTCGCAAATTATCTCTTGTAATACAATTATCTGATCCTTCTGAATACGAGGGGGGAGATCTTGAGATATTTGATGCACCCGTGCCGACTCAAGTCACAAAACAAAAAGGTTTAGTAGTTGCATTCCCGTCCTTTATTTTACACAGAGTAACTCCTGTGACAAAAGGCATTCGTAAAACTCTAGTAGTATGGTTAGCTGGTCCTCAATTTAAGTGAGATAATATGACAAGAGAATGTGGAAGTTGCACGAAGTGCTGCGGTTGGTTAACTGGAGAAGCTCTTGGCCATCAATTTTGGCCAGGAAGGAAATGTCATTTTGTAACTACAAAAGGATGTTCGATACATGAACAACGACCTGAGAATCCGTGCAAATCGTTTAGCTGTGTATGGTTAGGAAATGAAAAGTTTCCACTCGGTCTTGATACTATTCCGATGTGGATGAAACCAGACGAATCAAACGTAATTATGGTTTGGAGACAACACGAAAATCCTGATCTTAGCTTTTTACAACTGCTTGAAGCAGGCGCTCCGCTAACAGCCGAAATACTTAGTTGGGCTATTCAGTATGGTTTGAACAACGGTTTAAATATATTTTATCAAGTCAACAGTGGTTGGAATAAGATTGGAAACCGACTGTTTTTAGATACAGTGATAGAGGCTGATCTTTCCCAATATACATAACATAAGGATTTTATTATGACAGACATACTTGATCAGTGGCAGTATTTTAGCTCACCTATCTATAGTATTATGAAGCCAGAACTTCTTGATTTCTCAAGAGCAGCATCAAATGCGGCGTTAAGGGCCGCGCGCAAAATAACAAAAATAAACGATGTATATCCAGTCGTGCAAGCAGATGTGTCTAACGAAGAAGATCTTCTTCCACTGATACAGTACACATTAAACACAGCATGGAATCTTTTGAGCGATCAAGGATACAACATGAATGGACTTTCGACTTATCTTACCGAATGTTGGAGTCAAGAACACCATAAGTATTCATCAATGGAGTATCATAATCACAGCGACTGTCAGTTAGTTGCTTTTTATTTTTTAGAGTGCCCGAAAGATCCTCCGCGAATGGTGATTCATGATCCGCGACCAATGAAACTTATGTTACCACTATACGAACATAATTCTTCTAACATTACCACAGCAACATCGTCTATTAATTTTACGCCAGTTCCTGGTCAACTAATGTTTGCAAATTCCTGGCTACCGCATAGCTTTACTCGTAACACATCAACCAAACCTTTCAAATTTATTCACATGAACATTGGTACACGTCCGTACATTGAACCTATAGTATATGATGCAACAGCAGAAATAATCTAATATGTCTGAGTTTATGATAAGATTCAATCAATCAAGAGGACAACCTAATCGCGGGACAGAAGATCATGTCTGGCGCGTTTTCGAAGATGGTAAAGAATATCTATGTAAAAATGTTATCATTAATGTTCCAAGCCGTGGGGCAAAGACAGGTCAAGATTGGAATATCTGTTGCGAAGGTACTATGAGCATATGTAAAGACACCTCTACAATTACTATTAACTAAATTATTATCGGTGAAATTATGAACTTAGAATTTTCAGAAATAAAACTTTATAACCCAGGAGTTCTTAAAACAAGAATTCCAGTTTCTATTTTTGCTGAGTTGACTTGTGACTTGCAAAAGCAAGTTGATAATAATCCGGAAAAATACAATACTAATTTAGCTGGGCAATTAGAAACAGAATTTCAGTATGTTATTAACGGGCAGTTTAGAGAATGCATAGAGCAAACGTTTCTTGAATATAGAAGAAAATTTAATTTTTATGAAAATCATAATTATGTCATTGATAATGATGCTTGGGTAAATTTTCAGAAGAAACACGAATATAATCCAATACATTTTCACCACAAAGCTATTTCATGGGTGATATGGATTGCAATTCCTTATGATTTAGAAGAGGAATTAAATATGCCAAATGTAAGAGAATCAAACTATAAAGTTGCATCAAAGTTTGAATTCATTTATAACTCATTAGACGGTGGAATTAGTACGACTCAATTAGATATTGATAAGACATGGGAAGGTTCTCTTATTATGTTTCCAAATTATCTTAAGCATCAGGTATATCCGTTTCAAACTTCAGACGAACATCGTATTTCTATTTCTGGTAATATAGACATTAGAAATTAATTGGGCGAAGTGGAGTTAAGACTACAATTGTCCCAGAAATTGATGAGTATGCTCTTGCGAGAGCCGCTTTTGATTTCATTGACCCAATGGTAGTATCGACTGCCTTCGAAGTATAAGACCGCACCTTCGGTAGGTTGAAAAGACTCGTGTGTATATTTTAACAATTCTTCTTTTAAAACTTCCGGAGGGCTCAGTTCTTTTTCATAGTCTAACCAACTTCTTTCAGAAATACAAAATTCTCCGCCTTCAAGATCGATTGCTTCTAAGTAACACGATATGGTAATTGGAGACATTAATTCTTCTGGTTTCAACTTTTCTCCAGCCTCAATTCTGTGCCGAAGCTTTTCATTAAAATCTACATGAGGCCACAAATCTCCAGAAGATTTATACGCCTGATACCAATATTCAATATGAGTTTTGTTACAATTAAACTGTTCTCTGTCGAGAAATTCAAGCACAGCTTCATCTGTTTTATTTGTAGGCGCATTACGATCAAAGTAATGCATGTTCGTATGCCTATTTAAACCTTCAAGAAAAGTTAAGCGAATATCTTCATCGAGAGTAGATCTACGAATAATCCTCGAGTTTCCATGGTACATTTTCAAATCTTTCAAAAACATATTTAGCAGCCTCTTTATTCTTTAAAGATTTACCAAAAGCCTTGACGAAACTGTTTGGCATTTTCTTATAGGAAGAAGCTCCTGCTTTATTATCACATTCTGCTGGATGTCGAGAAATTTCTAACTCGTCACATATCTGATTGATATTGGTTTGAGTAAAAAAATCCTCATAAAAGAAGTAGAGCGGATTTGCGAACACACTGTCCAAAGCTTCGATAGTTTCTTTATATTTACATGATATGAAATTGCTCATGACAAATCGTGAAGCTAACGACCGATTTGGAATTTTACCTCCTCCAATCATATTCCAAGAAGACCAACTCCTCTGAATAGGATCTCTCATAATATAAACTGGTACTACTTCGATATCGTATTTTAGTAAACCGTTTTTAATAAGTCGAAAGATGTTCTCACTCGAGCCTTCATAATGTGTGAAGTCACCAGTCACTTGATTTATATTTGAAACCGCTTGAAAGAAAGACTCTATGTCTTTTCTATATTCGCTTACATCTTCTAAGACAGGAACTAAATCGTCTCTCTGAATAATATTCAGTTCTTTTCCCATATCATAGAAATCTGGGTGTTCTTTAAAATACTCATATAACCAAGTAGTGCCAGATTTCTCGGCTCCTACATTCAATAAAAACTTCATAGATTTAATTGTATTAATATATTTCTAAAATTTGGCCCGTGCGTTGGAGAATCTACGTCTTCTAAAAGTTCATAGTTTGCTGCGTTTGCTCGCATACGCAAAGTTCTATGAAAGATTGAATTTGCAGGAATATTTCTATACAAATGTTTAGTTATACCAATTTCAATATTAAAATTATTTTTGGCTGTTACATTTTCTTGATTAAAAACGTAATTTCTAGAACCGTTTTCATCCGGAGCAGTGAGTGAATGTCTGCCATCTAATGTTCCATTTTCAAGGATAAACCCGCTTACAAATCCCATATCTTTTCCAGCTACAGTATCAAAAGCTCTTATCATAATATAAGTATCATTTGCGCCATGAGGATTTAATCCTGGCCACTCATTATTAATTCCGCTTTCAATTAATGTGCGCATGTTGGTTTTTCGTTCGGCGTCAGTTAATGTAGAATTTTCCGGCCAATTCGCATCAATAGCATCCTTTGATCTTTCATACAAGTCATCAAAATCTATTTCTGACAAATCATTTATAACAGTATAAACAATATTCATATCTTAACTCTCTTTGTAGCTATTATGTCTGCGATGGTATTTATCCAACCTTCTTTGCTTGTATCAAATGGTTGTTCGTGGTGTTGTTTATGCATATGTTCTCCACCACTGATAATTCCGTACCAAAATCCCATATCTTTTGGACCGTTTTTATCATGATTTAGAGATGCGATTCCTGTGGACCATATCGACAATGTAGCAGGAACAATGTAAATAAACAAGTATGCTGGTAACGATATGAATAACAATAGAAACGGTAAGAATAACAAAATCCAGTATTTTTCATAGAAGAAATTGGTAATCTTATTACGAATCAGTCTGACTGTTGTTTTCAAATTTATTTGATTCGTGTCATTATTCCAAAGAATTGGAAAAAGTATTTTCCAACCTTGCAAATGGTAAGGATGCGGATCCTTCTGAGTGTCATGATACTTGTGATGATTGTCGTGCGATACACAGAATTCAAGCGGCGAAGCAAATGAACCATAGAATCCGAATGCCGTGCATATGAATTCTACGATAGGATTCATTGTATGCGTACGATGATTGTGGATTCGATGATACGTAATCGATCCACCTATTACTCTCATCAAAAAGAACGCTGTGAGTGAAACAATTATCCATGGAAAAGTTGCATATTGAATCAGAGCCCAGATTGTAATAAATGGGCCTGCTAATTGCGCGAATGTAAGCACATATCTTTTATGAACTTTTAGATTCATAATACGAATCAATCTCTTTTATAATAGACTCTTTGCCAGGATACGAATCAAGTAAAGGCATATGTGTGTCTTCGATACCATAATAATCTTCGTACCAAACAACTTCTTTTTGGTATTTATTTAAATACGCGACGAGTGCACGATAATCATTATACATCAAACCAATATTAAAACGAATGGCATTGGGTTTTAATTCGGGATATACTTTTAGCAAATAATTTGCCATACTTAAAGCAGCGTTTCTCATATTTTTACGAAGTATAAAGAAACTTGCCTGATTGGCTAAAAGATACGAGTGTTGATTTACAAGTACGATGTGTTCACTATGATCTTGTAACAAGTCGGCAAACGAATCTTGCGTAAAATTTGTTTGATGCTTAGTTTCGTGAGTAAGTTGTTTTCTATTACTTTGAATGTGAACAGGATGTAACTCTCCCACAAATGGTAAACTTGTTTTCTCTTGGAGATCCAAGCAAAAACGAGTAGCACCACATCGTGGAAGAGAACAAACGATCATTCTTCATCTTCACTCATAAAAAGAGTTTTCGGCAATTTCACTTTCTTCTTCGGTTTCTTCGAAATAGCAAGAAGATCAATTTTACCTGGAACAACGTCAAGACTATAAGTTCGAGCACGATCTTCAATATCAAGATTAATAAAGTCTACACCAAATTCTTTGTGGAATTCAGAAAGAAGATCTTCTCTGCATGCCTCAAGATATTTTTTCCATTGCCAACGACCGATCTCTGAAAGTATTTTTCTTCTTCGCGCAGCTTTCGCATCTTCTGGCGGAGTTTTCGTATGCCAATTACTCGTGTCTTCTAAGTGATATGAAACCATCTTACTGTGATGGAACATTTTATATCCAGCAGCGTATGACATCATCGTCATCATGACTTCTTCTCCTACAAAGAAGACTTTTGGATCTAATCCGACATTGTCAATCCAATCGACATGCGTAAAGAAGTTTCCTGCCATAATATGAAACGCCGGTCTTGGCATATCAGTCGATGGAATCGCGTCTCCATGTACATCTGGAATCAAAGTATCCGGATCAATAGTATAATACTTGACTTGACAAGCATCATTTTCTTCTTGACAAAGATAAGTTTTAATCTCTCCGTCTTTTTCTTCAATTATAAATGATTTACATGATCCAGTAATGATGACTTTATTGGTTTCACACATATCCATCGCTCTCTTATAATCTTCAATCAGAGCTCGATCCCAATTCATATCATGTAACATATGTGAGTCGACTTGATAAATGAAGTCATACTCGTTTGTGATATTTAACATATTAATATATCTTGCCCAAACACAACCATCAGAGTATTCGGGATCGATTCTTTTATAGATGACATCATCTCGACTTACAAGCACAGGTTCTGTGCACGCCAACGAATCTTCATAACGAGTTTGCTCGAAGATCGAATAGACTACATTATTCCGATTGGATTTGGTTTGCATCATACTCTTGATGGTATGAGGAAGTAAAGGATCTTGATACGAGCATACTGAAACAAAAATGTTCATTGTTTATTCTCTTCTTTTTGCATATTAAATTTCTTTTTTATTCCCATATACTTTCGATAGTATTGCTTATCATCTCCGGGAATTAGATTCATAGTTTTATCTATCATCTCATCTGAAGCTGGGCCAACAGAAGCAGTAATATCTTTATTGAGGAAAGGAATGACGTGCAACAAAGGTTCTCCCGCTTTAATGTGAACGTTACATTCTCTTTTCGGCATGCAAATGAAGTTTGTAATATGGAAACTCTTATAGTCTACCAAACCAGGAGTTATGTATAGATCTTCAAGAAAAGTAGAATGATAAAATGCAGGCATTAACAATGCGCTAATGTTTTTTTGAGTAAAAATTTTCCAAGGAGATGGAAATAAGATTGCTGTAGGATCAATTCCAATTGGAGTAAATGCGCCTTCTACAAATTTTTCATCCATCTTTACGCCATTGTCAAATCCGCGATCTCCTCTCGGTCCTCTGTCTCCAAGATACCAAGAAGTACCAGCTTTATTTGCCATAATATGAATGTCTACCCACGCCGGAATGATATAGCCAAATTGAGCATAGTCTAAAATTCCCGGACAGTATGGCATCAGATGCTTGCCATACTTGTCTTGTTGAACCTTGCGAGTATTTGTTGGAACATCAATCGCTCGTTCAACAGAAAAGTTATGATAAGATAACTTCTTAGTATCTACGAATTCAATATCTTTCTTTGGTTTTAATAAAGAAAACAAGTTTTTCATTTTCTTGGTACTCTCAATTCTTTTGTATATACGCTTCTTCGAGTGTTTTGCATCTTTGATATGATATTAATTAAGTGATGTTCATCTTCTTTCATGTTTCGAATATTGGGCTTTGATGGAACAGCATCACGCTTAATTGGAATGGCAATGACTAAAGGTGTACCAGCAAGTAAAAGCACGTCGGCATTTGGAGTGTGCCAGATTGCAGGAAAATTGACTTCTTTTGGATATGTATCTGTATCAACTAATCCTGACAGACATGTAAAATGGCTTTCAAAGTTATTAATCGGAGCTATGAAAAGAGTCGACCAACCCGGAGCAGTCTTTACAATCCATGGATTGACAAACTTCAAAGGAGGTGCAGGAAATCCAGGAGCAGATCTTTCTCCAAGTTGTCGAATGTCATGAAACTCACATACGTTGATCTGTGGAGAAGACGTGACTTCAATTGTACTGCAGTCGTGATTTGATCTGACTGTCAAGTCGCCGATAAGAGGAATGACATATCCTAATGACATTGCGTCGATCATCGGCATGCATTTTTTTGCAGTAAAGCTATGAGATCCTGACCAATCACGATCATCTCTTCCATCTGTAATCAGTGGAGGAATTCTTTTATACCATTCTGGCATATATTTTGCCGCAGGCTTTGGCTGAGGTAATGCCTCAACATCATCGCGATGGCAATAAAACTCAATAATAGGTTTCTTTTTAAAAGGATTCCAACTCAACATTCTCTCTCACCCATTACCCATGCTACAAGACTCTTACGAAAACCAGAAGTGATTGGCTTCACTCGATGTGGCATCCATGAAGCGAAGAATACGATATCACCTTTATTCGGTTTAAACGAAACTTTGTCTTCAAAGTTTCCGTTGTTTACGATCTCTAACTCTCCACCTTCATATTCACTCGGATCTGAAAGAAGCAGAGATGCTGAGATCTTTCTTATATATTTCTGCCAGCCAAATTCAACATCCCAATGCCATGTATAATGTTGATTTGGTCCGTACTTTGTATATTGAAAAGCTTCGACGCCTTCGATATCATACATAAAGTTGTCGTAGTTCACGACAGAAACGATTCCTGACATTCTCTGAAATAGCCAATCACTGTGTTGATCATGATGTATCCACGAGATATCAGAATCTCGCGTTTCAGCCGGAGCTGCGGCATTCTTCTCTAGCCCAACTTTTCCTTTTTCAAACTCTTGGAGTTTTTCGAGATCGATAATTTTATCGACTTCTTCAGGAGTAAATCCTCCCGACCATACTGCAAAGCAATTCAATTGTTTCCCATATTTAGGAATAATATATGGCATAGTAAATCCTCGTCAAGTCACTTATTCAATAGTAATATCTATATATCCTCCGGGCGCTACAGTTACCGAATGTGATTGGCCATCCGGAAAAGAATAGTAGCTTGCCGTCTGATTATTTATCACCGGCGCAGGCGTACCACCGGCATTTGATCCGGGGAAAGTAATACCGAGCGCATTTGCTGCATTTCCTGGAACCGCCGGAGTTGGAGCATTAAAATTCTGCGGACCATTGGTAGCAGGATTAAAGTTTTGTGGACCATTCGAAGGTGCATTGAAGTTTTGTGGGCCATTTGAAGGCGCATTGAAGTTTTGAGGCCCGGTCGTTGGCGCATTAAAGTTTTGAGGCCCGGTCGTTGGCGCATTAAAGTTCTGAGGACCATTTGTAGGCGCATTGAAGTTCTGAGGCCCGTTAGTTGCAGGATTAAAGTTTTGAGGCCCGTTCGTTGGCGCATTAAAGTTCTGAGGACCATTCGCGACATTGAAGTTCTGAGGACCATTCGCGACATTAAAGTTTTGAGGCCCGTTCGTTGGCGCATTAAAGTTTTGTGGGCCATTCGTTGGAGCATTAAAATTCTGTGGGCCATTCGTTGGAGCATTGAAGTTTTGTGGCCCATTTGTAGGTGCATTAAAATTCTGTGGGCCATTCGTTGGAGCATTGAAGTTTTGTGGCCCATTTGTAGGTGCATTGAAGTTTTGAGGGCCGTTTGAAGGCGCATTGAAGTTTTGAGGGCCGTTTGAAGGCGCATTGAAGTTTTGTGGGCCATTTGAAGGCGCATTGAAGTTTTGTGGACCATTTGAAGGCGCATTGAAGTTTTGAGGACCATTACTTATAGCGTTAAATGCATTCACAAATCCTGGGCCATATTTAATACTAGGAGCATTATAAGAGACTGCATTTCCACCGCTAGTATTATAACTACCAGTTCCAGTTCCTGCAACAACGTTAAAGCCAGCTCCAGTTCCCGCAACAACGTTAAAGCCAGCTCCAGTTCCCGCAACAACGTTAAAGCCAGCTCCAGTTCCCGCAACAACGTTAAAGCCAGCTCCAGTTCCTGCAACTTTATTGAATGTACCTGTGCCAGTTCCTGCAACTTTATTGAATGTACCGGTTCCAGTTCCTGCAACAATGTTAAAGTTAGCTCCAGGCCCAGGAATTACGTTGAATGTGCTTCCAGTTCCAGGAACTTTATTAAATGTGCCTGTTCCAGTTCCTGCAACAATGTTAAATGTGCCTGTTCCCGGAAAGAGAATATTAAATGTGCCTGTTTGTGGAAAGATGATATTAAAGTTAGCTCCGGTCCCAGGAACTTTGTTAAATGTACCGGTTGCATTTCCTGGTACAATATTAAAGTTAGCTCCAGGTCCAGGAATAATATTAAATGTGCTTCCGGTCCCGGGAATAATATTAAATGTACCGGTTGCATTTCCTGGTACAATATTAAAGTTAGCTCCAGGTCCAGGAATTACGTTGAATGTGCTTCCGGTCCCGGGAATAATATTAAATGTACCGGTTGCATTTCCGGCGACAATATTAAAGTTAGCTCCAGGCCCAGGAATTAAAGCAGTTCCAGATCCACCTTGTCCTGAAACAAGAATACTATTCCTACCATAAGGAATTGCGATATTTCCTGGGCTATTAAACTTCGTCGTACCGACACCGCTTGCTCGCCAGGTTTTTTCGAGTGTAAATTTAGAACCGCCACCAATACCCATAAGTTATGCCGCCGCTTTCACTGACAATGAAACAATATAAGTCGTGCCTCCGTCGTACGTCATAATCGACCAGATATCGAGCGCGTTTGCAGTCGTTGTCGCAGGAGGCACAACTCCTCCTGCATATTTAGTACCTGCCGGCCATGTGATCGTACGACCTCCTGTTGCATCTTGTTTGGCTGCAATAGAACCAGACCATACGCGAGTCGCCGGAGGTATATTGGTCGGAGCGATTGTAATATTTCCAGTGAGAGTCAAATCGAAGAAGTTAGCAGCACCGCAATCAAGGCTATATGATCCAGTCGCAGCAGTATTAGCCACTTCGTGTTCTGTATAACCTGTTAAGATTGGGCGAGTAATGTTGTTATTGGCCATCACAAGGTTCGCTGACAGCGTAGTTAGACCACCAGTAACACTAAATGCTCCGTTCCATGTAAGAGCACCAGTTCCAGTTCTACCAAGTTTTACACTATTATCAGCATTACCAAAGATAATGTGTCCGTTATTGGCACTTTGTTGTCCCATAATACGAACAGTGTCAGCGATGTTAACATCTCCGAACCACGCATCATCACCGATGCCAATATTTGTTCCACTGCCATTATTAGCAGTAGTCACTCGATCAAAACTTCCAACGCTTGTAACGCTAATATTTCCAGTGATCGTAGTATTACCGGCTGCAAGAGTCGTGATACCTGATACCGGTCCACCAAAAGTTACTGCACTAGTTGTTTTATTAAATGTAAAGTTAGCAGAACCATTCGCTACGTTACTATCATTAAATATGACTTGTGTATTGGATCCGCCTATAGGACCAGCAACACCTTGTGCGCCAGTAGCACCTTGAGCACCGGTTGCACCAGTAGCACCTTGAGCACCAGTTGCACCAGTAGCACCTTGAGCGCCTTGAAGTCCTTGAGCACCTTGCGCGCCAGCAACACCTTGTGCGCCAGTAGCACCTTGAGCACCGGTTGCACCAGTAGCACCTTGAGCACCAGTTGCACCAGTTGCGCCTTGAGCACCTTGAGGACCGACTGCTGTTACCCAATATGGAGAACCAGTCGCTCCATTCGATGCTAATACCTGACCGGCAGTTCCTACTCCACCATTCGCAGATAAAGCTCCGCCGAGTGTAAGAGAACTTAAAGTGCCTACAGAGGTAAGAGACGATGCAAGAATTCCAGTACCTAAAGCCGTAGAGTTAGCAATAGTAGTACCATTGATCCTATAGGTTTTACCAGTTGCAATATCTAAATGTTCGGAAGATGTCCAACTATCAGTTGCATCAACCCAGTTAAATGTCTTATCGGTACCACCTTTCAGAGTAATACCACCGCCATCGGCAGTGACATCACTTGGAGTAGTCACATCACCAAGTATAATATTTTTATCTTCTACAAGAAGATTTGTAGAATTTATATTCGTTGTGGTACCATTGATAGTGAGGTTACCAGAAACTGTGATATCGCCAGTGATCGTTGTGTTACCAGCAGCAAGAGTTGTAATGCCACTGACTGCTTGCGCGGCACTCGTCGACTGAATCGTCGTTGTTCCAACAAACAATGAAGGCAATCGAGCAAATGCCACTGTACCAGAAGTCAGATTGCTAGCATTCGCAGCAATTGTAATGGCATTCGTATAAGCTGCACCGGCATTGGCTACCATTGCTGTGTTGGCAGTTCCAATCTTTGTATCGGTATAAGTGACTGCATTGGAATATGCGTTATTGGCCCCGTCACTCAGTGAGGTAGCGTTAATCGCAGTCGCACCAATAACGAGTTGACCGCTCGTAATTACGACGTTGCCTGCCGATATTGTTACGCCATTCGCTACGGTTAACCCGTTTTTAACGCGAAAGTTATTTGGTGTCATCTGGTTCCCTATCCCACAGATTATTTACTTATATTTATAATAATTATGACGCCAGTATAATTCAATTTTGATTAAACCCACTTCGTTCCGTGCTTTGAGCTATATTTCGTTTCAGGATCATATGACGCGAAATCTTCATAACGAGGATCTCCTGGTTCTGCCCTCTTACCGATGCTATATTCGCCGATATGATTTACGATGTTATGGCCTTCTTCGGTCTTGAGCTTACAAGTTTGCATGCCAAGTTGCTGCAATGATTTCGCTACAACATACTCGCTTAAGTTTTTCTCACCTACTGATTCGGCATGTGGAAGATCTACTATCGCGCGAGGAAAAATACTCGCCAAACTCCAAAAATATGCCTCAGAAAGTTCGCCGCGATATTTTCCGAATGTAATGTCTGTTTCATAAGCCTGTGTTTCCTCTTCAAAATCATACCATTTTTGCCTTGTTAAACATACCTGAGAAACTTTTTGATAGTCGTGAAGAATCTGAGTCATGTCGAGCATTCGAATCGGACAGTTGAACGTCACATCATCTTCAGATAGATAAACGTAATCATAATCTCGTTCTCTCAACAATTCGAAGGTTCGATTCCATACGTATGGTAAACCCATATTCTGCTGATGTAGGAAGATCTCAGTAAAGCCAAAATTCTTGGCTAGCTCGAACATCGTACCATCATGGCGACCTTTTGGCATATCATCAATAAAGATGCCTTCGACTTCACATCCTTCAAAGTTTAGCATATCACGCTGTGATTTTAGAGTAGGAATCAAATATTCGAGTCGATTCGTCGACCATATTACCTTACATATCTTCATGAGAATCTCTCCGTATCAAAGAAGAATGTCTGGAACAATCTCCCGTCATATAAGTTTTTGCCGAAGTAGTCGAGGCTAGCATGGAAGAGATCTCCACGATAAAGAATAAGTCGATTATACTTGTTGCCTATCGAATCTACTTTATCCCATTTGGTGTAGTCGTATCCTTCGTAAAGGTTTTCATGCGATCGCCATTCTCCTGATTCCTTGTGCCGATACATAGCAGTACCACTCGATAGCGGTGCATCAGGAGTCAAGTAACATACTCCTGCCCACATGCTCGTATGATCACAATGAATCCAGGTACGATCTTGGGCTGTGGCATACTGAAAAGCTCCGGTATAACCAGAGTCTTCGTACCAGTTGGTAATGTTACCAGCAAAATTCATCCAGTACTGAATGCATGCTTTAACATCGTCTGTCAGAAAAGATTGAGTTCGTTTGCCAGGATAGTTGCCAGTTACATCAAACTCTTGGGTCAAAGCATAGGCTCTAACAGCATCGGGATTTGTATAGAAATTATCAATAATCATCAAGTCTAAATTCATAATATTTCAAGTCCTCATGTTGTACTTGTTGTATTTATACGGCTTATAAATAGCCAGACACATAAATATAATAAAGAGGTATTCGATGGCCATTCCTACCACCAAAGCAACATTTAAAGAGTATTGCCTTCGGAAGCTCGGCAAACCAGTCATTGAGATTAACGTCGACGATGATCAAGTCGATGATCGCGTCGACGAAGCGCTTCGTTACTGGTATGACTATCACTTTGATGGTTCAGAAAGAGTATACTATAAACATGCTATCACGGAAACTGATGTGGCTAATAAGTATATCACTCTTCCAGAGAATATCATCGGTGCTGTCAGCATCTTCTCGATGGGTGATCCTTCGATTCGCTCTGACGACCTCTTTAATATTCGATATCAGATCGCTCTCAACGACCTCTACACTCTGACTAACGTGTCGCTTGTTCCATACTACATGGTGATGGAACACCTTGCTTTGATGAATGAGCTCCTTGTCGGTAAACAACCTATTCGTTATTCTCGTCATAAAGATCGACTGCACGTTGATATGGATTGGAACACAGTTGCTGTCGGCGAATTCTTACTCGTCGAAGCTTACGAAGTCATTGATCCAGAAACATGGACAGATGCTTATAACGATCGTTGGCTTCAAAACTATGCTACGACTCTGATCAAAGAACAATGGGGATCAAACCTTAC